GCGTGCCTTCCATGACGGTGGAAAGCCTTGTTCGCAAGTTTGATTTACAGGTGGTGGACTTTGTGAAGTGTGACATTGAGGGTTCTGAGATGGTGGCGATTACTCGCGAAACCATTGAGCCTGTAAAAGGGATTGTGAAGGCGTGGTTCTTGGAAGTACACAGAACCATGGGGGGAACGCACGAAGAGAATCGGAATGTGTTAAAGGGTGTGTTTGAATCGTGTGGATACACGGTGGAGCTGATCGGCTTTGACACCTTGTATGCTTTCAAGGGCTAAAACTCGGGCCTTATGAAAAGGAAGATGCGTCGGCTATTTGCTGGCTTCTTAGAGGAAGAAATGGCTGCGGACGATAGGATTGTCCTATTGACCGCTGACATTGGATTTGGGGTTTTAGATTCTTTGCGCCTGCGTTTTCCTGGGCGCGTCATCAACATGGGCTCTTCGGAGAGTTTGATGATCGGCGTGGCGATAGGCATGACCTACGCAGGAAAAATCGTGGTCTGTTACACGATCACCCCCTTTTTGTTGTATAGGCCATTTGAGATGTTGCGGAATTATGTGAATTATGAGAAGGTGCCTATCAAACTCGTGGGATGTGGGCGCGACAAGGATTATCCACACGATGGTATTACTCACTGGGCAGAGGATGACGAGGCCATTGTGCGTACTGCCTTTCCGAACATCGGGTTTCATAAGCCTGAAGAGCTTACTCGGGAATGTGTAAAAGGGGTTCTGTATAGTTCTTCGCCCGAGTACTTGAATGTGCGGAGGAATTAGATGTCCCGATAATATTAAGATTATATTAGACCAATGGGGCATTTTAAATGCCCCATTGGTCGGCGACCGCTGAACATTTCTAAACAAGATTCAAGCCCATTTTACCGTAAGTGCCGTCCTTACGGCCGACCCTTAGGGAAGGTAAGTTTTGCTTAGTGCCCGTTTGAAATGTTCAGCGGTCTATATAGATATGTTATTGTGGATTCGTATATTGAGTACGGTATTGTTTTCAATATTAGCAACAATACTATTATTTAATGTTAAAAATCAGTCTAATTTATCTCCCTATATAATTATACCTTTGATTGTGGCCCTTCTCACAAAATATTCTATAGGGGATTGGGACAAAGGATTTCAATGGAGTACCTTAGATATTTCATATTGGATTTGTATTATAGGTTCAAGCTACGGCGTTATTTATGTATTATCATAGGGTCTAAACTTCTTCTGTGGACTTATAAGCAAATGCCACAAGCCGTTGCTTCTGCCGTGTTCAATACGCGTAGTGTAAAAGGGGATGTTACGTTCACGAATAAGGGTGCTAGTGTGCTCGTAGAGGCCGTATTCACGAAGTTGCCTGCGGGTGAGCACGGCTTCCATATTCATCAGGCGGGTGATTTACGCGGGGAAGGATGTAAGGGGGCGTGTGCGCATTTCCACAAGGGTGAGCAACCTGGCATACACGGCGGCCCTCCTGGCTCCAAGGGTCCGAGACATACTGGGGATCTGGGAAATATCTCTGGGGTGGGTACGTACGTGTATACGTTGCGAGGCTTGTCAGCTGAGGAGCTCTTTGGGCGTTCTCTAATTGTCCACGAAGATGCGGACGATCTTGGGCTAGGTGAAAAAGAGGATTCATTGACGACGGGGCACTCAGGTCGGCGAATTGCGTGTGCCGTCATTGGGCGTACCATGGAATCGTGTTAGGTTCGCACAGAGTCCCTCTGTAGAAGCTGGGGGGACCACTTGATAGCAGCGAGATGGAGTGCGAGAACCTCTCGTGCCGAAACAAGATAGCGAATGTCTTCTGGGTCTTCTAGATGTAGAATACAGTGGGCCGTGTGATTCCAGCCATAGTAACGAATGTGTGTCATGCTGTCTTTAGAACCGTATGCCACGATCTGGGAAATATATGCTGGGTCTGGCATATTGCCCGATGCGCGTTTGTAGAGCCAGTCGCTGTTCTCCTTCTGTGTAAACACTTGGTCCTGGAACATTTTGATGTTGCCTTCAATCATGCGCCCGTATTTGTTAAAGCGGAATGTGCCTAGCCATACCTGAAGAAGGTCAGGCTGTAGCTGGTTAGATAGTAGGATGACTTTGCGAAACTGATTCGCCAAGTAGCCGAGGGCCAGGGCCGCGAGGAATGAATAGAGGCCAAATAGACATAGGCTGTATTCACCGAGATGTTCTTGGATGAATACAATCACTGCTTTCGTCTGAGGAGAGGGCACAATGAGCGAGTTCATTTATAGGGTGTAGGGACATGTGATGTGGGGTGCGAGGCGATTCAATTTTTAGAAATACGAGATGCGCTTGATGAGCTTCCGCGCCTTGGGAGAGTCAATAGGAATAGTACCGATACCTGCCTCTACGGAAAGCTCTACATAGCAACCGTTTGTGGGCTCACGCGCAATCTTGTTGTAGTCATAGTGTAGCTGGCGAATGTGATTGAATCCATCACGAACATAACAGTCCATGATATAGGGATCGCGCAAGGCTACCGTGGTTGTCCGCGCAATGCGGAAACGGTCTGCGTAGCTGTGCCATGTATTGATGGGTCCTGGGGGGGTATATTCTGTAGACATTCTTCTAGATATTTTTACCTACAAACGCCTTTAAACATTCCTGCTAATTATAGTCATTATATATGGAATGATATCTTGGATTTCGTATGACCTTATCTTCCGTATACTTATATTTTGGTATTAGCGGAACATTGTCTACGATTTTTAGATCCATATCTTCAATGGCGAGAATAGCTTCTTTTCCCCTGGGATGTGAGAAATGAATAAAGCGCGAGACATTGCTCATATGATCTATGACGATATACTCTGCTTGTTGACAAACAATAATGCCGACCAACATTTCCTCCACGTGCTCACGCATTTCGGCATTTGTATAATCCACTAGAGGTTTTTGGGGAAGATTCGTGGATAAATACTCAATATTGTTAGAAAATTTGTATGTAATATTATTGTGTAAGTAAAAGGCTGGGCGCGCCTTCTCTATATCAAGGGGTGTAAAAAACATGCCGAACTTTGTTTCAGGGCACGTTGTGAGGACACGGATTGTGTTATTTATGGCGTGTATAATATATTTGAACTCCAAGAAGGCTCTATAATCGTCTGTCTGAACAAAGATGGTACTCGGATTCTTTTCTAGCGCAGACTTAGCATAGAATTGCATATGTATAAATAAAGATTCGCCCAGTAGTTTATCGCCTCTGCGAATAAACACGGCGATGTATGTATCAAGTCCCAGCTCTTTTTGAAGATTGCGGGCTTTTTCTAGGAGGTGGGGTTGGAAGTCAAATAGCTCTTTTATGGCTTGTTTGTACTCAGCTACAGTGAAGAGGCGTATATCTTCTCTGTCAATCGCAATTTCTGGCACGGGACTTTCAGGCTTCTCGGCCATTGTTGTGAAATAGTCTGACCAGCCGAGAGTATGAGCGAAGGTCCATTCGGCAGAATTCAAATATAGTGTCACACCTTGATGTTTACATATGATATAGTTCTCCAAGAGACGGAACGCGTCCGAGAAAAATCCAAGGGTGCTTTTTCTGAGGAAGAATTCCATTGTGAGTTATTTGCTGGGGGTGTTTATATGGTTTTTACGATACCGCCGTTTACGCATGGTTTGGAGAAAGGTATCTATGCGTTTCTGCGCATCATCCTTCGGTGAAGACTTAACAACCTTACATAGGTCGGTAAATTCATCTTCTATGATAGATGATTTATAGGCCTCATAAAAGGCTTCCGTAGAATTACCCATAATTGCGTAATAAACGGTGCTCGCCTTCCAGTACGTGCGAGGCTCTTTTACCTCTTTCAGAGGCTTCAGAGGATTCTTGGAGATGGGCACAGAGACGAACTGTTCATAGGAAGGATATGCCTCAGAAATAACCTTACACTTTTGTAAAAGGTCTGGGAGACTCATTTCATTCTTCATACTATTACAAGAACCACAGCATGGCCTAGATGTTTCAATAGTATATTTGCGTATAGTATTATCCACACGATCCAAACCAATTCCTTTTGCTGACTGGAATCCACATAGATAGCACGGAGAACGGCTTAACCAATCCCATTGTTCCTGGCTAATTTCAAAGTCTAACTTACGCCCCTCTGCCTCTCTTTTATATGCCGAATAATTGCGATAATTTGTTCTAGTATAATATAGCGACCATTTCTTATAAAAAGCCTTTGAGGGAATCATATGTTTTGCCATTATCTTACACTTTTCTATGAAAAATGCGGGATGATAGAAATGCTTCATCCTATTACACGTCCAACACGCGGGCACGCAGTTTTCTTTCGTATATCCTATATCATTATTGATCCTGTCAATACCCACAGCTTCTGAATCTGTTTTTGATTTACAGTAATGGCAAGCACTTGTAACAAGTTCTTTGAACTCATCAAAGTTTATCTGAAAGTCTCCGTAGCCTCTAACTAAAGATTTGGTCACATGGCTTTTATAATAACTATCTAAGTTATCTATACGCTCCTTTTTATAATTCCTCACACGATCTTCGCGCTTCTTATCACACTTCGCCTGTTTTTCTAAACATTCTTTACAATGCATGGAATCTTTTCTATGTCCTGTTTGAAATGATTCAAAATCCTTTGTACACTTCATACAAGACCTTGTAGTATTATTCGTAGTTTGTGCCACCTCAATAAGTTGTCTACGAGAATCTAAACGCTTTTTATCCGTTTCCCTTATCTTTTCTAGACATCTGTCACATGACTTCTTAGATCCGTCTAGTACAGTAAAGCACCCACGCGCTATATCACAGTAGGCTATACCCTTCTCCTTTTCCTCCGAATAATAAATGTCGCGCACATGTTTCTTACAGTATTCATCATTCGTTTTGAACGTACATCCTTCATGTTTACAGTCATTATCCTTTTTCATAAGCCTTGCCCTACAATCTTCACAAGAAGTCATTCCATCTTCTAAGACCTCATTACTACAACCTCTAAAAAAGAACCTACACCACTTCTTACCTTCTGCCATCCCATCATCATATATCTTGTTCCTCTGGTGGCGTCCACAATACATTGTAGAATTTGGAGGGAATTTACAGCGGTTTCCTTTTCTAGGACCTTCCTGTATGGTTGCTTTACACGTTTCCATTCTATAATAGAAACGTGTAAACTATTTAAGCCGTCCACGGCTTCCTGCCGGATCTCTAACCAACTAGGCTGTTTCCGTGGACACCGTCACATACTAAATATAACTTTATGTGACTCCATGACGCGTTTGTGTCATGAATGTCCTTAGTTGCTATACGCCAACCCACCCATGCCCGACATCACGCGTAACACATTATAGTTTGTCGCGTACACACGCACCTGTGAGCTGGTCGCAGAGCCCACGGAGTTGTTGGACACCGTCAGCAGCAGGGTGGTGTTATCAATGCGGGACAAGTTGCAGGTGCCGCTGGGCTGGTGCTGCTCAGGGGACAGCGCGAAGGAGTACACGTTGATGCCCACCGCCGGCACGTTCGTGTGGTGCTGGTAGGGCTGCACCAGGTTGAAGTAGTCGCCCTCACGCACCGTGAAGCGGTCGTGGCCGTTGAGCTGCAGCAGCGCCGTCACCACGGGGTTCTTGCCCGCCATGCCCTCCACACGCGTCACGGAGTAGCCAGACTCCAGGCAGGAGCGGTCCCACCAGTCGGAGTAGTTGAACGGCTGCTGGCCCTTCCACGCCGCCACCACCGCGTCGTCGCAAGACACGAAGGAGTCGCGCTGCACCACCCAGATGAGCTCCTTGCAAGGGTGGTTGAAGTTCAGCTTCAGCTTGTTGGACGAGGAGTTGATGGACTCCGCACCCGTGAACTGGAGCACGTCAATCAGGTACTCGTGGGACACCTGGGCGAACTTGCGGCGCTCGTCCGTGTCCAGGTAGATGTAGTCCACGTACAGAGACGCCGCCACCAGGTTGGCGGAGTTCACGCGGTCGCGCACCACGTGCACGTTGGGGTTGCCAGGAGCAGAGTCCCACACCAGGTTGTTCAGGTCGTTGAACTGCAGGTTGATGCGCACCTCGTGGTACTGGAGAGCGATCAGGGGCAGCGCCAGGCCAGGGTTGCGGCAGAACCAGAACTGCAGGGGCACGTACAGCGTGTACTCGGGCGTGCAGCCCAGGAGCTCCGCAGAGGAGTTGGGCTCACCGCCCGCGCAGTCGTTGTCGCAGTCCTCGCCGCCCTGCACGATCAGGTTGGTCAGGTAGGGCACGTTGCCCACCATCTTGGCGTAGCCCGCCTGCTTGCCAGGCTCCTGGGTGAGCTCATTCCAGATGTGGAGCCAGTCACCATAGTGCTTGTCAATGCGCTGGCCGCCGATCTGGAGCTCCACCCAGTCAACCAGGTTGTGGCCCACCCAGTTGAGCCAGCGGAACTGCGCGCCAGAGCCGTCGGCGGCCTGGAGCTTCACGGAGGGCAGGGTCGCCTGCAGGTACATGCGGTAGATCAAGTCGCCGTTGCGCTGGATCGTGCAGGTCACCTGGTTGCCGAAGCGAGGGTTGCCGTTGAAGGGGTTCTCAATGGACTCCATCGCGAAGTTCGTGTGGCGACGGTACACCGCCTTGAAAAAAGTAATCTGGGGGTTACCCGTCAGGTACACATCCTGGGCGCCATAAGCCACGAGCTGCATCAGACCACCACCTGTCATTTTGTTATACCCCTAACTTAGAAAAAAAATCTGCCGGAGAGGAGTTCCTACAGTATTCGCAGAAATTTTCGCAGCTGCCTAAAGATAGGTGGGTTGAACTACTCAATGACTGCGCAAACACCTAAAGAGGGTGTCTTTACAGAGCTTTTTCACCGGAGACCCGTAGACCCTGGGCTTGTTCGCCAGGCCCTCGGTGCGTTTGAGAAAGAGGTGGTGGATTTGGCGTTTTATTGGCTTCGCCTCGGGAATCGCGGAGGATATAATGCGATTATGAGAGAAGTGTTAAAGGGGTTTCCTAGATTAGCGGAGGACATTCTAAGGCGGGTGCCCATACACGGATCGTGGGGAGATCTATGGGAATTGTATGGAATATCGGAGGCGGGGGATAAGGCGATTGATTCGGTGGTCCTTGGCCAGTTTTCGGAAGACCAGGAATCGGAGAAGCCGAGCCAGTTCGTGAGATGCCTTCCTGTGGATTTGAGGAATCCTTTGACGAAGCATTTTGCTCGGCTTTTCTTTCCATGGACTCTGGGTAGTCAGCAGATACGTAGATATCGTGGCACAGTTTCCTGCTTGAAGCGATTCTCTGCTACGCCGGCCTTGCCGCCAGCGGCTGCGGTAGTGGCGGCAGCAGTGCCGGGAGAGAGAATATTTTCATCAGCTGTGGCTGACAAACTACTGGCACCTGTGTTGCTTACAATGGCTAGAAACTATGACGTGGAATGCGTCACTGAGGCTAAGATTTCGGAAGATACCGTATTTATGTGCGACTTCAGCGAATCGATGTGGGGGAGACCTTTGGCTATATCATTGACGATGGGTATCCTCAGTGGTCGTGTGATCACCTTTGATACTGAGCCACGATGGCATACATTTCTTGCTGAAGATAGTCTGCGTAAAAAGATGGTATCTATTCGTTCCATTGGGCGGGGCGGGAAAGTAGACTTCCAGAAGGCATATGAGCTTGTTGGTGACAAGAAGTATCTGATTATAATCACAGACATGGATTATGAAGATGTGTTTACCTCTGGTTTTTGTGTAAAAGGGGAGTGTATGGTGATACTATGGAATGTGAGCGCTCAGCACAGTGGTGCCTACGCTGTCCTTAGGGAAGAAGGAGTGGCGCAGATGTACGGATGGTCCGATGCTATATGGGAAATGGTAAAAACAGGTATTCGCGTGATTACGCCGATGGAGCTTGTTAGCCTTCGGCTAGCAGTGGCACCAGCCTCTCCGCAATTCGCTTGACCACGGGTACGGATACCGCATTGCCGGCGAGCTTGTAGAGATTCGCATCGGATAGCGCAGGCAACACATATGTCTGCGGGAATCCCTGGAAGTTGAAACACTCCCTTGGCGTCAACTTACGAATGCCCTTGCTGTCGAGTACGAACGGTACGTTGTGCCCACCACCGCCCATATTTGCCGTGAGCGTGGGGCAGACCTTGCTCTTGTTTTCGCGCACATAGACGCGCCTATACTGGTAAATGGTGGCTGGTTTCGTCACCGCGTCTTTGAGCAAGGGCCAGGCACTGGAGGTCTCTTTGTAATAGTATTTGGCGGGAATCTCAGTCTCTAGCATCTCGGCAATAGGCCTCTTCTCCATCTTGGGGAAATCTAAGTTGAATTTGTCATAAATCGCCTTGGATTTCAGACAGACAATGTAAATTCGCTCCCTGTGTTGAGGAATGCCCGTGACATCCGAGGTATTCAGCACCTTGTGGCAAATGTGGTATCCGCGGGCTTCCAGATTCGTGCGAATCGTCTCGAATGTCTTCTTATCGTCGTGGGTGACGAGATTCTTCACGTTCTCTAGGACAACACAGCGGGGCTGATGATGGTCAATAATGGCGAGAATCTTCCAGAATACGTTTGAGCGCTCGTCATTGAAGCCTTCTTGATGGCCGGCAATGCTGAACGGCTGACAAGGAAATCCGCCGGTCAGAATATCGTGTGGGGGGATATCTTCCACCTTGATGTCGTTCAGGTTCCCTAGAGTAAGCTTGTGGCCGAAGTTCGCATCATAGGCCTCCTTGGAATGTTTCACCATGTCATTGGCAAATGACACGGCGATTTTACCGGTGGATTCAAAGGCTAGGCTGAACGCACCCGTACCCGCGAAGAGATCCACCATCCTGAGATGAGCAGGGGCTTGCGCTTGCTGTTGCGTTTGCGTAGAAGGCTCTTCCAGTAGGTTCACAAGTTCCTCCTTCTTCTTTCCACTATATCCTTTGACACCCTTCTCCTTACAAAGCGCTATAAGTTCTTTTAGTGTCTTATCCATATTTCGTGAGACTGTATTTATTTATGGGGTTGTTGGTCAATTTTTGTGTGTAGCCTCCTTTATCGCGCAGTATACTACGGAACTTGTTGAAAGATGCATCAAAGAATGATATGCGATTCTCACATATACATTATTGTCCCAAACCATTGTACCCGTTTGTTTACCGATTATATATATGTAAGCAGAATATAATACAGAAAGAACTCCAAGTCCTATGGTTTTCTTAGATACATTATAAGAAAACCCTATGTAAAAGGAACATATCAAATAATTCAGTAGAGCTGTTTGGTCTATTATAAGTAATGTTGGATGATGATAATTATGAATTACAATAGATGTGAATGCTAATAAGAAGCATGTAGAAGCATGATAATTATATCCCTTTTGTAGTGATATATATCCTGGGAAGATGTATAGAGAACCTGTCAATGATAGTAGCCGGTCTGGGTTCATATATACCTAGCAACTAAGTATTTTATACAATTACTCTCTAAATCTAAAGTTAAAAACGCCTAGCGTCTTTTATCTGTATATTGCCTAGTCAATTTTATAAAAACTCGATTTTTGATGTATCATAATATAATCACATTCCTTATGTATTGTGATATAGCCCCTTTCTTCTAAATATTTTACAATAGGTACACCAGCGTCTTCGTAATTAACTTCAAACCCTATTACATCTATGAATACTTTATCAAAATTTATAGATTTAATTACTTCAAATTCTGCGCCTTCTACATCAATAGATAGATAATTCACATGACTTATCGCATGTTCATTAAATATTGTTTCTAGCTTTTTCGTATTTACCTTAATTATTTTTGTTATTGACCCCTTTATTAAATTCTCATAGTTAAGTCTTTCCATGTGCCTTGGATGAAAAGTATTTGCTATTCCTGAAATCATCTCTGTATATCCTATATTACAGAAAAAATCAGTTTCTCCATCGATATTACATACAGCGCAATTAATATTAATACTAGTTGGCCGATTCTCTATTAATTTATCATATACTGTTTTTATTGGTTCAATATTAATACCAGACCAATTATTATATCTTTCAAAATATAGGGTATTGTTTATACTTATGCCATCGTGAGCACCAACATCTACAAATATGCCATTTTTATATCCTTTAAAAATATTCTCCTCTAGATATTTATCTTGATTAAATTGCGAGTTATACATATAATATATAAATCTATATAATAAATACATAGATTACGCATTTATTCTTCAGAGATAAAGTAAATGCATATAAAAGCCGACCTAAACTAGTCCCTGTCCTTGGATTAGAATGAAGCCTACAAGAACAACCTTAGATAATTTACACCATATTCAGGTCGGGAATTTACAGAGAGAAAAAGAGGAAGTGGAGAATATGACAAGTAGACTCGGGGTTCTGAAGCAACGAATAGAAGCGTGTGCGGATGTTGTGGAAAAGACGAAGTTGGAAGATGAGTACGAAGTTCTCAGGAAGAAGCGGGATGATTGGAAAGATAACAAGCCAATGTACGACTATTTTTTTGAGACGGGCGAGATACTTTATAAATACTACGATCTCCAGGAAAAGATCCAGCAAGGTTCCACAGGTTCTTCCAAGGCTGTGAAAGTAAAGCCAGGGAGTGTTTTGGCCGCCCTGAATGAAGGCGTTGTTGAATCTCCTATTATTCCGCATCAGAGGGGTTTGAAGCAGGAAGAAGGGCGCGAGGTCTTACTAGAAAAATATCTACAGAAGATTGATCCTGAACACGCCAAGTCCACGAACTCTATAGAAGACCCGTATGGTATCTGTGATCGCTGTGATAAAGAGATGACGTTCAGTATTAACGAAGCCCTCTTTTTCTGTGACCAGTGTGGCTACCAGGAGTTCGTTCTCATAGACAGTGATAAGCCCAGTTACAAGGATCCTCCTCGCGAGGTCACATATTATGCCTATAAGCGCATCAACCATTTCAATGAGTGGCTCGCCCAGTTCCAGGCCAAGGAGAGTACCGAGATTCCTGAGGAGGTCTTTGATGAAATTATGGAGGAGCTCAAGAAGGAGCGGATATCTAGCACGGAAGGGTTGAAACCTGCGAAAATTCGTGAGATTCTCAAGAAACTCAAACACACGAATTTTTACGAGCACGTGCCTTATATTTTGAATCGTATCAATGGAAAAACGGCTCCTGTGATGTCGCGCGAAGTGGAGGAGAAGTTGCGATTCATGTTCAAAGAGATCCAGAGCTCATTTGTGAAGCACTGTCCAAAGAACAGGAGCAATTTCTTGTCCTATTCGTATGTCTTGTACAAGTTCTGCGAGCTCCTAGAGCTGGATGATTATTTACAGTGCTTTCCTCTGTTGAAAAACCGCGATAAGCTCTACAACCAGGATAAGATTTGGGGGCTGATATGTGCGGATTTACAGTGGCAGTATATTAGGTCTATTTAGGCCTGTGAGCTAAGTCCAGTCAATGATAATATATTCCTTTGTTTTTATAAGTCATAAAAAATTGACCCTGCCTCCCTGTTAAACAAACAAGTCCTTCACGCCCATGCCTTCTCTCACAATTATCATGGGTCCTATGTTCGCTGGGAAATCTTCAGCCGTTATTTCAAGGCTTAGACGCGCCGAAGTCCTCGGATGGAAATCATTCGTGATTACATCATCGGCTGATACTAGATACTCAGAGAAATCCAAGATTGTGACACATGACCTGGCATCCATGGATGCTACTGGAGCAACTGTGTTAAAGGGATTGGAGCAAAGGGCCGAGTATACCCAAGCGCGCTTACTAGTGATTGAGGAAGGTCAGTTCTTCACGGATTTGTATGATTTCGTTGCTCGGGCGGTTGAGGAGGACGGGAAAGATGTGGTCGTTGTTGGCCTAGATGGTGATTCTGATCGGAAGCCTTTCGGAGACATTCTTCGTCTCGTGCCTCTTGCCGACGAAGTCCAGCGTCTCACGTCATTGTGTAAAAGATGTGGTGATGGTACAGCAGGTCTATTCTCGGCACTTGTGCGCGGATCCAAAGGTGGCGAGCAGATCTTTGTCGGTGGCTCGGATTCGTATGAGGCGATGTGCCGGAAGCATTATATGGAAAACTCATTGCGTGCGTGATATTCACGGGCGCAGTGTGTTTGATTAAAGAGGTGGGATGGCTTGTTTAGCGCATGGGGAAACCTACCAGGTTCGCGCCAATACCGAAGCCCGCGCCCTGGCGCGCCGTCACGCCGATGGAGGGGGAGAAGATGTCCAGCACCGCGAACACCGCGGCAGCCATGATGGTCACCGTGAGGATCTCATCCATGGGCAGTTGCTTACGGGGGATAAACACAAGGGCCAGGGCCACGGCAATGCCCTCCACTACATACTTCACAATGCGGGTCAGAAGGTCGTTTACGTCCATCTTGTCTATATTCGTTCCATAGATTTTTTTCCCGGGATGGAAGGTCTAAACAGAGTGCCACATACACTTTCAGAAATGTCTGGAGCTCCTACTTCTTCCCCGCAT